CCACCTGCGGCTCCGCCATAACCCGCTGCTTCTAAGTTACCCTCTCCAAGCTCTTGTTCTAGATTATATCCTTGTTCTATAAGGTTCTGCAGTACGTTTGCCGCTGTTTCTTGTGCGCCCTCTATACCACCCTGTGCAAGCGCACGTTTTATGCGATTAAGTCCACCTGTGTTTCTTATACGCCTTAATATAGGGCCGCCAAGGGGAATAAGCTCGGTAGCGCCTACACCTGCGCCTTGTAGTGTAGATAAGTCTCGTTCTTCTTTAGTAGCACCTGCAGCTAACGCTCTTTCACTTGCCTCACCACTACCCGCTGTAACTGCCGTACCAAACGCTAATGGTATACCAATTCCGGGTATAAATGCAGGGGCATACGTACCTGCTACAGATCCTAACGTCTCACCAAACTTACCTGCTTTTGAGTCTTCTAGGCCAATGTCCGGTTGTATTTTTCGTTGTACGCCGTAAGACAGACTACGAATAAACTCTCGTGCAGACATCTCTGTGTCATCTTCTAAAGGTAATAGCGCTGCAGTACCAAGTGCTGAAGTTTCTGCAAGACCTATACCGCCTCGACCTATACCTTTGAAGAACTCACCTACCTGATTAGAGAATCCAGAACCCTCGTCTGTAGGTGATACGCCATATTCAGATCTATATTCCTCTATAAACTGTGCATCGTTTTGCCTGATTATAGAATCTATCTGCCGTTGTTCGTCTGTAGTGGGTTCATCCCCAGCGATAGTAAAACTGTATTTACGTCCGCTAAGTTCACTAGCTTGGATGACGTTACCCATGTAGCTACCCCGTCAGATTATAGCTTGCAAAAACTTCGTTACCCGCAGGTATGCTTCCAAGAGATGCGGTCATTATCATTGCGTTTAGCTGATCGTCTGTCTCTTTAATCGCTTGTCTTAGTTCTTTAACTCTATCCGCAAATTCTGCTCTTGGTGTAGTACCCATAGGAGCTAATCTTTCAAGCTGATCTGCTAGTTCTTCCCTTCGTGCGAGTAGAATACGAGAAGATAGCGTTGCTCCTGATATTGCAGCTCTATTTGCAGCGGAGGCTTTAGCTGCATCTATACGACCTTGCAGTGCAAGTACCTGTAGTTTGTTCTTGTTGTAGCTATCTTTACCTTTTTGTAGGGTTTTTGTCCCTGCTTTTATAGCTTTACCAACGCCCTCGCCAATCGTAGCAGAAGGCATCATAAGTGCTGCACCTGCGTTAGCCAAAGCCATAGCTTTATCAAACTCTCTATCTTTCTCTAGACCACTAAGGTATTCAGACAACGCTACACTAGATGCTCCAGACTGCTTATCTATAGCACCTTGTTGTTTATTAAGCAGCTCCATTAGTTTGTCTATCTGTGACTGAGTAGCTGTATCTGTCGCACCTTGCTCTTCTTTTAGCTGTTCCGCTGTTGCTTTATCTATTGCTCTAAAGTCTATTGGTTCGCTACCAACACCTAGCGTATCAGAGTCAAATGCTGCTGACTCCTTGTTAGTCCGTCGTCTTGTAATCTCATCTGATATAGCTGTAGCAGTGTCATCAATAAGATCTAAACCCTTCATCCCAGCTTTTTTAGCAAACTCAATAATATCTTCTTGTGATAGATTGCTTATGTCTCTACCCAAGCCTTCAAGATACATTTTAGATCTTTCAAAAAGAGAAAGAGGGAGTTGTGGATTAGCTAAATTTTCTTCTCTAAGTCGGGCTGCGTTCTCTAAATTCATAGCCATTGTAGCTTCAGGAGTATTTCCACCGGGTATACCTGCCTGTTGATTTTTTAGTGTTTGTTCAAACAATGTCCCAAGTTCAGGACCATATACATCAGTGCTACCGTATATCTCACTAGGTGGCGTGTAAGTGTCAGATCTAAGAAACTGCAAAGCCCGTTGATTTAAATTAGATATTGCTTCTGATCGTAAATCATTCCCTTCAGGAAAGAACTCTTTGTCCGTAGTAACTGCACCAAGGGCTTTTGGATCATTAAGAGTATCATCTCTAACCCTTTGTTTGACTACGTCGGATAATCTCTCATCGCTTTGCACTTTGTCTAAAAAATCAGCAATGCCCGATGTACTTGGGTCACTGAGAGTGTTTGTGAACAGCTCTTTTTTTGCAGCTCCTTCTAAGCGAAACGGGTCTTGTGAGACAACAGTGGGCGCTGCGGGGATAGCTTGTGTATCTAACCCTAACCCCAATCCTGCGCCTGTCTTTATTTTATCATCCACTGTAGAAATTTGAGGTGCGGTGATTAGGTCCGCTGCTGTGCGCTGACCTACTACAGGTTTATTAGGACCACCAACCATTGGATCGCCAACCTGATCAAGGGGGCGAGGGAGTTTATAAGTTCCAGTTATAGGAAGTGAGGGTGTGCCTTCTGCAAATAGTGATGCGGCTATGCTAGGGTCTCCTCCAGCTTCGACTGGTTTTTGTGCTTCATCAAGAGCAGCCTGTCGAGCCATTTTAATAACATTTAATTCTTCTAAACTAAGCTGCTCTGCTACTTTTTCTCTGTCATCAAAGGTATAAGCAAAATTAGGGTTAATCCTAGGAAGATTTCGTTGTAACCAATTACCATGTTTTTTAAAGAGTTTATCTGTTTGCCTATCTTTTAAGGTTTGCGCCATGTCAAAAATTACACGGGCTTCATCATCCTCAAAAAGAGTGCCTATAGCGTTTAGAGTCTTGTACGCGGTGTCTAGACTTAGGTACGCCCCTGCCCCCGCTATTAGATTTAATGCTTCTAAACCTGTTAATTTTGCTTCTTTTAAAACCTTTTTGACGCTTTTACCTACTTGTATCTTTTTAGATATCTCTAAAGCCCTTGCAGCATCTGGGGGTATTGTCTCCAGTGCTTCTAAGGCTGTCATTTCAGGTTCTTGTGCTACTCGTGGCTTACTAAGCCCTGCTACATCATATGATGGTGGACTCATCAAAGACATAATATTACTCATTATCGAGGGTGGCTTACCTGCCGTTTGCATTTTAACCACACCGCCTTCTGCCATTTGTCTGACGCCTGTATTCTGTGTATTGTCTGTCTGCGCGTTCATGGCACTGGCTAATTGCGCTATACCACCTCGTGGCACTCCTGCAGCGTTAACAACTTCTTGAGCGACAGTCGTTGTATTATCAGCCGCTTCTCTTCGCGCTTGATCGTCAGTCATTCGCTTTCTACGGTTTAACTCACTAAGCACGAGAAACTGTGGGTATGTGCCACTTTGCATTGCCATAACGAGTTGTTGTTGAGATAGATTTTTTAGGTCGTCCTGTTGTTGTATAATATTTCGCATCACATCATCCCACGATAGAGACCTAACCCTGCTATACCTGCACCTAGTGCTTGTTGTAGTGGGTTGTAGTTTTGGAAGTTAGCTATTTCCCTATTAGGTTGTATAGGCACACCCTGTAGTATGTTGGATAAGAACCCTAACTGATCTTTGTTAAAGTTTTGTTGCGTTAAGAAGTCTTGATAGTTCATATCTAGACCCGCCTGTTGTTCGCCAAGCTGTGCTTTACCTATACCTTCAAGGAGTTGTGCGCCTTGAATGTCACCTGCTCTACGAGAGCCACCCATTGTAGCTAGCTGTCCAAGACCTGTCATACCCACAGATCTGTCTGCATCAAAACCTGCTCTAGCATCTCTAAAAGCTGCTTCTCTACCTGCGGCATCTATATCGCCTAATTGTTGCTGTAATCCTTCTTGAGCAAGGTAGTCAGCAACTGCCGCTCTAGACCCACCAAACGCACCTGCATTCACTGCATCTGCTGCTCTGGCTGCACCCATGCGGTTAAAGTCTCTTATTGCGGCCTCTTTCTGCCTGTCAACAACCGCCTCCATATACGGGTTCATATAGTCTTGGGCCACTTGCCCAGTAAACTGACCGCGTCGTGATATATCTCGTATACCACCGATTGCTTCGTCTAACTCAGGAAGCCCCCTACCCGCGATATTTCTAACCATATTTCTGGAATCAGCTATATCGGCTATGCTTTCAGAATCAACTAACCTTTGGCCTTGAAAAGGTTGATACTGATTAAGGGACTCAGCCTCTGTACGCTTTAACAGATTATCTACATACGGACGTGCATACTCTGGTAGCTCAGTAATCTGCGTCTGTGTGCTAGATTGTGCTTGTTTATTACCCTTGCCCATTAGCTTAACTCCATCTTATAAGCAATATAGTCTGGCTTCCATCCATACTTTCTAAGCCAACGACCCCAACCTTTTCTACCATAACCCTCTAAGTATTTGCAGTTATGAATTTTAGCATAGTGAGCTATTCTTTCCTGTGCCATAGATAACCACTCTTTCATTCTTGTACCACCTATCCAATCCATAGCCATAGCGTTGCCTTGTGGATATTCAATAAGTCTAGTTGTTATAGCTGCTACAATATCATCATTAGCGGTATCTATAACAACCCACAACACCAACTCATCTTTTAGTATGCAGTCTAGTACATCATCTACTTCGTACTTACCTTTTGCTGTGTTAACTGACTTTTTTAATACTTTTGCTACGCTAGGCCATATACCTTTGACATAATCCTTGGGTATTGGAGAGAATATCAGACCTGTCTGTACATCTTTCATGATAAAGCGGTTCTCATAATATTTTCAGCGTCTATTTGTTTTGGTTGTTCAGGAGAGCCAATAGCTGCTTTTCTTACTTCTTCTCGCATCTTGTCTAGTTTCTTTGCCCCTGCATCGCTAGAGCCATTACCAATTATAGCAACTGTTGGAGCATCTACCATGTACTCGTCTTTACTGGCTAGTAAGTCTCGTTTTCCGTCTATGGTTGCAGGCACTGAGTCGCTCATGCCGTCACCACCGCCTTGTATTTGCCCATCCATCTTTCCAGTTATATTATCATACTCACCGTCACGTACGTCCGTAACTAAATCTTTTAGTGCCTCTTCACCGTATTCGTTTACAAACATAGCTAGTGCTATAGATGCTTGTTTTTCAGGCATATTTCCTTTTAAGGCGTTTACAGCGTTTACGATGATGTCTTTTTCGTTAACGTCAGACATACCCATCTGCTCTTCTGGCATGTCTGGCATATCCCCACCCTTGGCAAAAGTAGCTATACCGCCCTCAGACAGCATCGTAGGGTTTACATAGTCTGCCATACCGCCTTGGTTTAAGAACCGTGTTTGTAATTCTGCAGCGGCGGGGTTGCGGAACCCGTAGTTAAATTCTGGGTCCACACCCGGCCTGTACCCTGCAAAAGGTGTATTTATATTTTGTTGGATGGGTACTGTTTCTCTTGGTTTGAAAGGCGGTCTTGCTGTCTCACCACCTTGTTGGTTAGAGGCATCGGCAAACATTGCGCCACCTGCCACGCCCGCAGACGCTAGTGGGTTTGCCATTGCTGTTTTAGCGCCTTGTGACAGAGCGCCCATTATGTTTTTACCTGCTGATTGTAAACCTTCTTTTCCAAACCCCTTATCAAACAGCGTACCCGCTGCTTTTTCGGGAACCATTAACTTAGCGCCAAAGCCTTCTTTAGCAAAAGGCTCAAACCCTTTTTGTAATGCCCTTGTAGCAGTGTCTGTTGCCGCTGCGCCGGGTGCAGTTACAGATGTAGCCACAGGTTTTGCTAGACCACCTAGTAACTTACCACCAAAGTAAGAAGTAAGACCTGTGCCTAGAGCTTCTTCAAAAGAATCCCCTTGTAGTAAACTACCAATTCCAGAGCCTATCGCTCCTGCCGCTACTGGGTTGGCTAGAAATGCCATACCTGTTGTACCTGCTAAACTCGGCAGTAGTGCTGAACCTAAAAAGCTACCTAAAAGGGGAAGTACCATGCTTATCTCCAACAAGTCTGTGTGTATAATAGCATCTGTGTGCTAAGATATCCACTCATAAATCTTCTTCGTTTCCTTCACACGGTGATCTAATCCAGTGTAACCGCCGTTTATACGTTTTGTCAGTCTTTTTATAGTATCATCGTTGACACCTTCATCACATATTTTCCATAGATTATTCCTCTTAAAAAACCACAAAGCCGTGTCCATTGCATAATCTTCTTCTAGCAGTTGTGGGTTGTCTAAGACTTCTGGAACACGCATGTCTGAAGCAAAGGCTCGAACGTTGTTATACCCCGTGAGTTGAAGGAATCCTCGGCCTATGTAGGCGCTAGCTTTTTCTTTAGAATCGTTCCCCATCCTGTCGAAATACACGTTTTCAGCCAGTGCTTTTGGGTTTCTAGCATACGGTTCTGCGCTTTCTTTCGTAGGGAAGCGACTAGGCCATACTTTCATCATAGCTTCTACAGAATAATTTAAGTTCTCTCTGGTGTACCTAAACGTACCGCTTTCATGCACCACTTGCCCTAATAAGTGTGCGCCTCTTTCTGGAGACAACTCGTAGTGCGTTACTATTGCTTTAGCTGTGTTAGGGCCAAATGCACCATCAGGAGTAACACCGCACTTTTCTTGTAGTTGTTTTAATGCTTCAAACGCCATTAGCTCTAGCCTTTTTCTTTGCTGTCGCACTCAACTCACGAAAGTGATACAGGAGTTTACTGTTCTTGCTGTGGTTCTTACCAGAATGCAACTTGCCACCGGGCATTTTGTGAGTGCCACCCTTATGTTCTGTTCCGTCTCTAAAGTAATGTTTTTGACCTTTAGCCATCACTTCCTCCTCGTAAACTGTTTGTACCCTTTCACGCCAAAGGACGCACTTATTGCAATACCCAAACTGTAAAAATACCAGTCTGGGGCTTTGTGAAGCTGCTCAAAACCTCTATCTACAATGCCTTCTGCACCGGGTATGAAGGCTAAAATAAGCGGGATTGACAGCACAATTACAAAAAATTCGTCTTTCCATGACGACTTGCTGTTTTCCGCCATGATACGTTCCCAATCAGCCACAGACGTCTTTTCAGATAATAATATCTTAGCTTTCGCCTCTGCCTCTGTAAGTTTTAACTTTGCTTCTGCCGCTTGCTTTGTAGTCTTTGCATCAAGCCAACTGCTAGCCAGACCTGCTACTGGTCCTAATAACTGTCCTATCATTGTCCTTTACCCATGTTCGTAAACCCATAGTAAGCCGCAACTATGGCAGCGATACTGACGTAGTATATATTGCTCATGCTACTTAGCATCTCTGACGCTCTGGGTAGCTCCATCCATTCGGTAAATACAACGCCAAATGGGAATAAAAGCATACCAGTAAGGCTAAACCAAGCCATACGTCTCTGTGCATCTCGTTTAGCATCAGCGTCCATCATAATTCTACGACGGTCCTCAAGCATGATTTCGCGCTCTTCTGGATCTATTTTTCCGTTGTCGTTTAAATCGTATTTTTGCTTGGGCATCTGCGTACTCCTGTATTATTTGCCTATTATACCCTAATATAATTAGTTTACCATTTTTATCGTATGCTGCAAATTTTTTGCCTCTTTCTATGATTGTTGGGCGTTCACCTCGAGGCAAGTCACCTTCATCGAGTTGTGTGTTACCATGATCTTTGCTTTTTCTGCTTCTTCTAGGCATTGCTCTTTGTCCGAATACGTGCCGATTTGGTAGTATTGTAGGCGGTCTGTGCTAATAAAATGTAAAAAGACTAAGACATATATCATGGAAAATAATCCCTTACGTCAATCCACTGCATATAGTGAAGATAAGCAGCAGCCCCGACAAATGTAAAAACAAGCAAAACAGCTATACCAACTATTGTAATAATAAGCTCCTGCTGTGCTATTGCATCTCTTCTTGCTTGTGCCTCTGCTTCGCGTTTTTCTTGTAAGACTTCTCTGCGTATCTTTAGAAGTGTCTGCCAATGAGATGGTCCTAATGTTTCAGATATGTACTTTTTTAACTCTTCTTCAGCTTCAGCGGCTTGTCTTAATTTAGCAAACCTTTCCATAGCTATGGCATTTACATTCTTACCAGACACACCCTTCTGCTGTAACTTCTTCTTAGCACTATCGGTTGCATCGAAAAACTGTCCAATTTGTTTAGATAATGAAGCCACGGATTTGCCAGCGGCCAATCCAGTTTTTAGTCCGGCGAGCAAAGTAATGGGGTCCATTGCTATCTACCATCGGACATTGTTGGGCGTCTTGCCAAGAACTCTAACGTATTTTCTAAAGTCTTTACCCTAGCTTGCAATTTTATGATTTGGTTGAATTGTAGGATAAATCCCTCTTGTGTTTCGTATACGTCTTCAAACTCCGCGTAGATCTCATCAATCGTATCATCACCATCTTCCTCGACTTCGACGATATATTCTATGATTTCATCTATTCTTTCGCTGTTTTCCTCTACATCACGAATGAGATTTGTTCTGTCAGTAGCATTGTTCTCAATGGTTAAAGTCTCAACCTGTTCTGTTAACCCCTCAATAATTGATGCTTGAGAAGAGGCGTACCAAATACCACCTCCAATCGTGCTAACTATGGCTACAACTGCACTGGCAGCGACAGCGATATTTACCTTGGGCAGGTCCATTAGGTGTCACCATTTATCTGTGCAGGTGCTGTTACTGTTATAGTCGTAGCTCGCACCTCACTACCTGTCCAATTCTCGCCACAATCTGGACACTTTCCATCAGGATATGACGCTATCTCTGCAGGTGTGTCTACTAAGTTTCCGCAGCTTTCACACTGCACAACATCTACAGAGGTGGAGGGTGACCACTTTGAGCCATCGGGCATGTTTATCACTGTATCAGACATAACAACTCCTTATGTTATACTAACTGTTACTCCACCCACACCAGAAGTAGCAGATGCAGCGGTTCCAGTCAAAGAATAGGCAGAGTCTGTGCTGACATTTCCAACCTGACCTTGACCTGTAAAGAATACTGGTTGTTCTATTTCTGCGGATGCATCATCTGTTATAACCTGACCCACCTGCCCTGTAGCAGAGTTAAAAAACTCAATACTTACTGGCACTGTCACATTAGGGTCTATAGTAATTCTTACCTCACCTGTAGATAACATCCACATATCGCCCGGCTGTAAACCTGCTGCGTAAGCCTCTACATTATTGGCAAACTGCCTTATGCCGCCACCTTCTGGTTTAAGGTTTAGCTCGTTAGCAGTTACTTTACCCGGATTTGATAGCTGTTCTTGGAAAAGAGAAAAAGCCCTAACGACTTCACGCATATAGTTTGGATCATATTCTCTTGGTGGCACACCAAAGAAGTATCGTGGGAGCGGATTGTCTGCCATTATCTCTTACCATCAGGCCGAATATCTAGTCTATTTAAACCTGTTCTCCATGTTGTACCCACTTGATCAGAGCTTATTTTTAAGGCTACGGCTCTACCTCTTACCCTAAGATCTACTTTCTCTGTATACTGTTCAACAGGCACAGAAGAAGATTTTACAATATTTGCAGTATCTGTGCTTACCTGCAGACCACCGTTGTAGTTAAAAGCATCGACAGTAAAGTCTGCTTGTGGTGCAGGGTTTGTGCTTGTTCTAAAAGTTATATCAGGTATTAGTTTTCTAACATAGCTAAATACTTCACCATCACCTAAGTCTATTGGGGCAGATTGTATAAACGATTCTACTGCAGCAGGTGTTGTCCCGCTTTGATCGTCTATACCGAACTCATGAGAGTAAAGTTTACCGTCTGTACCTGCAGCTATTGGAAAGTCGTCTATACCTCTGTCAATCCACGCTGTTCGATTAAGAGTGCCATAATACCAAATATCCATTTCGTAATTATAGACAACGTACTTATCAATATTGTCACTGTTTAGTGATGGGTAGAACCACCATATTTCTTGAAACCCAGAGTTAACACCAACAAATATTTTTGTAGACTGATCATTGTTAATATCTGTTAATACCTTCTCTTTTACGGTGCAGTTAAGTTGATTTACGTTACCTCTGTACACATAGAACTGATCAACGCCCATCCAGTATACGCTATCTCCAATAGCCACAGCAGCGTTAGGACTACGAATAGTTATATTCTCAGACACCCTGTTGATACCAAAAGTATAAGGTGGGCCGATAAATTGCATGGAGTGTAATGCTTGGTCTGTAAATACAAGTATCTCCTGTCTGGTCTCCACCGCTTGCACTATGGCTGTACCAGAACCTATGCGAAGATCTCCTGCTGTATTAGTAGTGCTTGGTGTCCAGTCAGCAGGGTTCTCTTGGTCTGAAAATCTGATAAGCAGCGGGTCTTGAACATTAGAGCCAACAGGATTGCATCCAAAAGCTATAACATGTCTATCGACATCTGACACCATAACTTGTTTTGCGATTGTTGGTGTGTTGCTTGCACCTGTGAGAGACGATAAGTACACGCCTCTTTGCGCTGTTGTGCCAGAAGTATCCCAATAAAATACAGAACCATCTCGTATACAAAAGACTAGATCCTCTCCAAAGGTATCATGCTGCCAAAGCCTTAAATTTTCGGACAGCACATTAACTGTAGCTTTTGAGTTCCAAGCACCTCTAGACCAAGTACCTGCACCCCAACCATTGCCAAATGTAGATGTATCTGTACCTGTTTGCACCTGATAGGCCGCAACTGCAGAAGAGCCACCTGTGTTAGTATCTCCTGACGTGGCAACAACTAAAGCTGCACTATCGTCTATAACACCGTTGCTATAGTATTGATTTACGTTTGTAGTAGCTGCTCTTGCATTAATTGTGTATGTGGCTGTTGTTGGGGCGGTTTGGATTTGATATTCTTGATTCAGGACATCGGCTGTTATAGCCCCACCTAAACTAGCAGCTCCGCTAAAAGTAACAAAATCTCCCGCCCTAGCTTCGTGATTGGTATCTGTCACAGTTATAATGCTGCTACCTTGACTAGCGGAAAATGTGACATCTCCTGCTGCAGTAGTGTTTCTGATAGGTGTAATATCGTAGTACACACCACCATCTTCTATGTAGTATTTAAGATGCGTCCCCACACCAATAAGCCTGTCGGATTCTAATGTAAGCCAAGGCTTTAAAGCACGAGCAGATCCTATAAATTGATTGTCGCCTTTTCTTGCCCAACCACCTATTTTTTCTGGATACCCTACACGAAATCGTATTTTATCTCCGTCACTCCAACCGTTTTCGTTGGCATAATCAGGAAGTTCCGTATTTATTCCGGGTCTAAATTCAAGTTTCTGTAAAACCATGTTTTGCCTTTAAGTATTCTATATGCGCCCCTAACATTACATGTGGTCTTCTTATTCTAATATAAGATTGTTTAGCGTTAACTTTATTCAGCCAAACTACGTCATATCTTTTTTCATTAGCTATTTGTTCGACCTTATCCGCTATTTCACTACTGCCCAAAAAATCATCTTTTGTCACCATTATTTCTGGCTCTTTAGAAGAGATTAAGTTGTCAGAAGCATCGTATCTATCTATTAATACACGAGTTTTATTACTTGTTTTGTCATTCCAATAATCTTTCCTCTCAGTCAAATTTCCTTCAGAATCAAACTTAAAACCAACTAGGGAAATGCCTTCTCTTTCTATATCATCTCTATACAATCTTAGATTGTCAGTCCCAATACTTTCTAAGTCTACACCATATCTTGGATGTGGAAACATTCTAGCTTCTGAAATCTCGAGCGGCACATTACCATTTAACATAGTTCTTAGGCAATCAAGGCTTTCTGCTACAACACAAATGCTCTCCACACCATCACGCCAAGAATATATAAGCTCTACTAATTGACTTCTTATATCAGGTGATAAGTTATCAAGTGCAGGAGTTAAAAACCTAAAATCATTACCAACACAGAACCTTGCTTTTGTTTCACGATATTCAGACATATTATTCCTTAACCTGTTAATGTTATGCTGCCACTGGATGGAAAGTTGGTCACGTTGCCGTTAGCTGTAATTTTTGCAAATCCTCCTGCGCCATTACCACCCGGATTTTCTACATTTCGACCCGCGCCACCGCCACCGATAGTTATTGTAACAGTAGTTCCGCTTTGAACTGTTGCTGTGCCTGTTAACCTAGTTGAAGCAAATCCGCCTTCACCTCCTGCACCTGTTTGATCGTAGGGGTTATTTCTATTGTCACCGCCACCGCCACCGCCACCTGCGCCATAAGACGTTGAAGGAGCATCGCCACCTCTACCTGCATTCCCCGGTAGGTGCGCCCCTGCAGTGCCTCCGTTACCATAATGGGATGCCTGTCCGACCCTTAAATTCTCATTAACATTTGGAACGTACATACCTGCTCTACCGCCTTGTCCTCCAGATGCGGTAATTGTTGAAATACCAGAAGCTGCGATGCTAGAGCTTCCTCCAGTGGCTCCACGATTTACACCGTCACCCTTATCTTCACGACCATTACCTCCACCACCGCCACCACCTATAAGTTCATAAGTAAAAGTAACAGTGTGAGAAGCGCCACGATACTCGCTTATAGAGTTTGCCTGATTAGCGCCCTTGTCTGGATTGAGAAGACTTCTAATATCTGCATCGTTTAGAGAACATATAGTTCCGCTAGTACCGTTTACTTCAACGTGAATTTGGTTCAAACTTAATGGGCCTGTGGTAGGTAAAGCCATTATGCACTTCCAAACGCTGTTACATCACCTTCAGCTACTGTTGCTCCTGTAGATGTTATCTTAAACCTATTAGTTCCACTGTATGCAAATTTTAATTCACTACCAGATTCAGTAATAGTCCAATTACCCAAAGCTATTGTATTTGCTTTGACTTCACCGCTAGCCCCATAAACAATAGCCTTTGAAGCAACAACGGTATTTGGTTGTGCGCCATCTAGTAGATTTAGATCAGCCGCTTCTAGAGTAGTAGTCACTCCATCAAGCACGTTAAGCTCGTCAGCACTTGATGTTACAGGTTCACCGTTCTGTTTAAGCTGACCTAACTCAGAACTAAGCGATAAGTTCACAACATTGTTGTTACCGTCAGCGTATATGATTGCGAAAGAACCTACGGCTATGTTTGCTGTGGTTGCGCCAGAGCCTTGAGAAAACGTAACTATTTTAGTTGCATCATTCTTTACATAATAAACTTTCTGTGCGTCTGCAGGGAGTATGGTGATAGTATGAGCCGCTGCTAAAGTGCCGCTACAAAGAAGAACTTTGTTTTGTCCGTCTGATGTAGCACCATTGCTTGTTGTAAGATTGCTGGATGTTCCTACAAGATTTAAAGAAACAACACCATTGATAGCTCGATCAATTATGTCACTGTTCGTATTTACAGTGATGCCCCAGCTTCCAGCTTGCTCACCACTGGCAGGTTTTTCTATACCTGTGTTTGTTGTAAATGTACTGGGCATGCTATGCTCCTATGCTGCTACGTCTAAATCTGTCCATACAAGTTCTGGTTCTTCAGTTAAATCAACCTCAGTATACACATCATCCACTGGAACGTCTACAACCAAGGCTGAGTATGGGTCTACAGGCACTCCTATTAAGTCTACTGGTGTATAATGTCTAGTTGTGCCGACCACACCAAGGCCAGAGACGCCAGTTACTTGTACTGAAGCGATACCCACTATTGATGCACTTCCTACGCCACCAGTAGCGCCTACGCCTGTAACATCTACACTTGAAACTGGATTGACTGAAGAAGTAGCACTCGTTGCGCTTACGCCTGTGACTGATGTGCTTGCATTTGCCGCTACAGCGATAGTTCCCACATTAGCGCTACCCTGCAGTCCTGTTGCAGGTATACTGGCTGCGCCAACTATAGTTACGTCATTCGTAGAACTGTTGGCTGCTATGCCTGTCACAGACACATCTACAGCTATGCTTGCAGAGGCTGCTCCTACAGAGGCCGTGGCGCTCACACCTGTGACATCAATATCAGTGTCTGCAAGTATAACTGGAGAGCCTACAGAAACAGTAGCCTCAAGACCCGTTGCAGGGACGTTTGCCAAGCCTTCGACAGTGACAGAACCAGAAGTTGTGCTAGATGATACGCCTGTTACGGAAACAATCGTCTGGTTAGCTGTTGTGACTGAGCCTATGCCTGTAGTTGCTTCGAGACCCGATACTGATGCTTGATCAGGTAGGCTTGCTATTGCCGAGCCTACAGAGCCAGTGGCTGCAACGCCTGTGGCACTAGTATTACCAATGCCTGTGACGGTAAGAGTTCCAACTCCACCTGTAGAGCCAAGACCTGTCTGTGGTGTGTCTACAGCACCTGTTACCGTAGTAGCGGCTGTAGAGGCTGTCGCGCTTAACCCAGTAACGGAGACAGTAATCGGAACGACTACTCCTGCCTGATCATCAGCTATCGGAGCCGATGCTACTGGGTGAAAGCCAAACATCTAAGTGTCCCTATGACTCTCTTGCAGATACCCAAGCAGCGACTTGTGCTTTAACTTCATCAGTAGTCATTTCTACGGGATCATCTTCTGGATTTTCTGCCATCTTTAAAAAAGGATCAGCGCTATGCATTGCTAAAACTCTAGCCTCCAGCTCTGTCGCTGTAAGCTCTGTAACTGTATCTGGGATATAGTATTCTCTATCAGCCTCATCTGGTGACCAGCCAATTTTGGTGTGATCTGATTTAGCCCAGTATCCACCGTCCTCTACCCAAACAGGAGTCATCATACCTCCTGCGGTCATATGCATTTTGTATTCAAGTATCATCTTTTTTCTCCGTTTTTTCTAGTCTTAACATATATTCGGGGTTCAGAAAATCTGATTTACCAAATATTCTTTCAGCAGTTTTATCTGCATTCTTATAATATTTATCCGCCATTAGATCCATGAACTCCTCTAAATCATTGGAGTGAGGTAATTCATGGTTTTTTATCTTCTGTGCAGTGTGCTGTATGTACCCAGACACTTCAGTCATAGCTACCTGTGGGTGGACACCATATTGCTGCATGTATTCTATTGTAGAAGTAGAAACTCTGCCACCATCCATCAGGTTTCGGTACATAAGCTCAAAGCCCCTACGCACATGGTGACGCTTCTCTTCTCTTTCAAAGGCTTCTTCGTCCCACTCGTCTATATCCCACTTCTCTTTTATGTTCTCGTAGCTATCAATAAGCACTGCTATGTCTTTGATAGAGCCGTTTATCTTATGCTCCATCATTGTTAGCCCATGTCTACCTGCTTTTAGTTTAGCCTCAGAAACAATATCATCAGCCTCTTCAAGCTCCAGTAGCTCTACACGCTTCTCAGCATGGTTGACCTGCGCCTCTGCAAGCGCCATCTTACGTTTCTCTACCTCTGCTGTAATCTGACGAAGCATACGCATAGGAGAGTGACCGTTGAGCATAGTGAGTGTCATCATAGACAAAGTTGTCGCTGAGTTATTACGATCAAAAGCTCTGGTTGCCTGATCTATCTCTGGTAACTTTTCTGCCACCCGCGCAGCAGCTACCTGATTGATATTCTCAGACGCTTCTATAGGTAACGAAAATGTAATTGGTTTCGTTACTACGTTAGTCTTCTTTTTAGTTTTAGTCTTTCCCATTTTTTTCTCCTTTAAGATGGTAACCCTGAAGTTGCGGCGGCCCCTGTTCTGGCGGTAATAAGATCACCAAAATCTGTAGCGTTTCCACTAGTAGACATTGTAAAATAGTCTATATTTACATTAGTACTTGAGGGACACATGGTAGTACCTATAGTCTCATTCTCACAGCAGCCGTGGTAAATATAGCTTTGGGTTAGATTTCCATAATCAGTAGCGTTTCCTGTTGTTTGAGTTGTAATATACTCTATGTCGGTTCCGTTCCCTGTAAAATATACTCTTGTAGCATCTGAGCAAGCTGAGTTTCTGTACATATTTCCTATTAAGTTACCAAAATCTGTGGCGTTTCCCGGAGTTGCAAATGTAAAGTACTCTATTGTATCAGTGTTGCCGCCTATACCGCCACCAAACACTGCCCTTGTTGCGTCTTCTCCTGCACCGCAAGAACTTTGACCTGTTGCTGAAAGATCACCAAAATCTATTGCATTACCCGTTGTATCGACAGTAATGTAATCAACAATATTTATATAAGCTGATCCATTATAACCACCACCTGTAAGCATTCGGGTTCCATTACTACAACACGCTAAAGCATTTCTAACTGAAGTAGAGTCACCAAAGTCTTGAGCATTTCCTGTTGTGGACGGAGTTACATATTCTAATGTATTACGTCTAGTATTGCCGGGGTATGAAGTCCCACAAGCCCTAATAGCTCTTGTTCTACTTCCCGCTGCCCCTATATAATCTACTGGCTCACTCATGTCACCGAAATCAGTAGCATTGCCGGGGCTAGTTATATCAAAGTATTGGATTTCATTAGCTGCAGCACTAAAAACTATTGCCCTGTTACCACTCCAAGGATTACCACTAGGCGCTAAACCAAGTTCTTTAAACCCACCGTCCATATACCTGTATAGTTTATCGTTACCAGTGTCCCACCAATAGTCTCCGTTGCTAGGAGAAGATGGTTCAGTGCCAGACTCAGTATATCCCTGTTCTACGGAAGCACCGTCCACTGTAAATTTGTTAGGTAAGTCAACAGCATCTGTAGGAAGATCACCAAATATTTCGTCTACTTTAATTGTACTCATGAAGCTGATCCTGATGTCGCGTCAATATATTGGGATATACTTTGCATGTCTCCATGATCGGTAGCATTTGCGGGAGTTTGGATAGTCACTCTTTCTATTACATTTATAAGGTATGGGCTACTAGAAGTGGCATAACCTCCTATAAAAGTACCATAAGTACCATCTGATGCCGAGCCATGTCTACATCGAGCAGTTAGATTTCCAAAATCAGTTCCATTACCTGCGCTTTGAGTAGTAAAATAAGTTATATGGTTTAAAAAAGGTGCGCTACTTATTCCACCCGAAGTCAAACCTCTTGTAGCATCAGCACAAGAAGCATGTTCAAAAGAGTGTGCAGTGGTTTGGGTTCCAAAGTTAGTTGCATTTCCCGGAGTATCAATAGACACATATTCTATATTGTTCTTAGATGTGTCTGTACCTTGAACGTACACAGCGCGGGTAGCATCGTTAAAAGCAGAACCTCCATGATCGGCGGCGGTGAGATCTCCAAAGTCGGTAGCGTTGCCTGTGTTGGCTATTGTAATATAATCAATAATATTACCACTCCCACCACCATGTAGATATCCTCCCATAAACAAACCGTAGGTATTGTTGCCAGCAGATGCAAGTGAATCCCTGCTACTCGCACCAGTGCTACTAAAAGGGTATGTGGTTAAATCACCAAAGTCAGTAGCATTTCCTGTTGTTGCAGTAGTTATGTAGTCTATTGTGTTGTACTTAGTTGAGCTAACTTTACCTCCTGCAAATACAGCTCTAGTTCCGTTACTAACTCCTGCTCCATCTTCCCTAGCTTGAGTTAGATCTCCAAAATCAGCAGCGTTACTTGAGCTTGATATATCAAAGTAGTCTATTTCACGATCATATGGAGACGGGTAGTTAAAGCGTCCTATATAAACAGCCCTAGATCCACCCCAATTAAACGTAGGTGAGGAAGTGGAAGTTCCTAGCCAGTCTTTCCATTCTCCATCAATATAAACTTTGTATATATTGTTGTCTGTGTCTAACCATGCATCTCCATTTGATGGGCTAGAAGGTTCTGTTGCACCTTCTGTATGTTTATGAGGACTTATACCGCTATCAGATCCTGCTATGTTAAAACCATTAGTAAAGTCAGGCGCACCTGTACCTGCCTTGTCTGTGATCTTTTCTATGCCAACAACATCACTCAAGAAGCATCTCCCGAAGAAGAAAAACCTTGATCCAAACCATCTAATAGGTCACCAAAGTCTTGAGCATTGCCTGTTGTTTGCGTAGTAATGTACATAATTTCATTGGTATACTCATTAACTGTGCCACCTGAAGTAGATGTTTCACCACCAGAAATACATATTCTTGTTTCATTTTCACATGCTGCGGATCGTTCCGTTCTATTAGCATTAAAATTATTTAGATCACCAAAATCCGTAGAGTTTCCTGTAGTATCAACAGTTATGTACTCCATTTTATTAGTCGGAGAAGAACCTCCAAAATTAGGCCCTGCATTTCCTAAAATTGCAACAGCTCTTGTCGCATCTGAGGCAGCGGTGACCCTATAAGCTCCACTTGACATATCACCAAAGTCTGAAGCATTTCCGGTAACGCCACCCAACGGAATATATTGTATCTCATCTTCATAATAATAACTGCTAACATATGCTTGACCACCAAATATAGTGCCTCTACTAGCATTACCTGCCCCACCAGAAAAACCAGTGATTCTACGAAGATTACCAAAATCTGAAGCATTGCCTGTTGTATCAATAGTAAAAACATTTATGTCGTTACGATAACCAGTACCAGTGGGGCCGCCATTAATATAACCACCCGCAAAAACTGCATAAGTGCCATCACCAATTCCCGCACCACTTCTAGCGGTTTCTAGAGCGTTACCAAAAAAGGCTGAATTTCCCGGTATTGGAATAGTAAAATAGTCATATGTGTTATTACTATTACGGTTTCTGGATACAATCGCCCTGCTTCTGTTTGAGGCAGAATGATCAGAACTCGTTGAGTTTGTACCGTTTACGCTGTTATCGCAATCTCCAAAGTCAGCAGCGTTGCCTAAAGTAGTTATATCCCAATAATCTAAATTTAGAGTGCTACCCGCAACTCCAGAACCCCTGCGACCCGCTCTTAATGCTCTATCCCCGCCCCAAAATGGATCAGCTGCAACTAAACTAAGTTCTTTAAACTCACTATTGATATATCGATAGAGTTTATTGTTAGCACTATCCCACCAGAAATCACCTTTTTCAGGACTACTAGGTTCAGTGGCAGAAACAGTATGTCCTTGTACGATACTATCTCCATCTATCTTGAAGTTATTGGGCAGGTTAATTGCATTGCTTCTATTCTTTATTGTATCTACTTTTATTGTACTCATGAGGCCGCTCCTGAAGATGCTGCTACATGCCAACCTGCATCTAACAAATCACCAAAATCTGAGGCATTACCGGCTGTAGCGAAGGTAATTTGTTGTATTGCGTTACTTCCTGCACTTGCTGCGGAGTCATAACCCCCTAAAAAATGACCCTTAGTAGCGTTGGAGCATCCGTCAAAATAATAAGGTGTTGTCGCCAAATCACCAAAGTCTGTAGCATTGTTTGTGTTTGTAAGATTTTTTTGATCTATTGAATTGGTATAACCACCCGGCAGGACGTAATTACCTCCTGCAAAACACCCTATATCCCCTGCTCCTGATCCTGCCGATGCATGAGCGTAACGCCCTACATTTAAATCTCCTGCATCTACAGCGTTTCCTGCTGTTGCAAAAGTTACATAGGCTATAGTGTCTTGAATACCAGATGTAATACCTCCCCCTATTAACATCCTTGTCGCGTTTGATACACATCGCATATAATAAAGACCGCTTGTTAATTGATTTCCAAAATCTGTTGCAGTAACTCCTGCATTGCCTGTTCCTACAGTAAGTTGCTCTATCTTGTTACCAATGCCATCTGCATAGTTAGTGCTACCGCTTCGTGCGTACCCATGAACCAAAAGCATTTTAGACCCGTCGCTTTCACAGTCGCTATCAAAAGTACCGTATTGCAAATCTCCATAATCCGAAGCGTTGCCTAAAGTAGCAGAAGCCCAAAAATCTATTTGTGTTGTGTTTTTATAGAGAGGCATGTATATGCGTGTTCCATCACTAGCCATACCCTGTCTAGCATAATCTCCAAGTGTAAGGTCACCAAAGTCTGCTGCATTTCCTGCAGAGGTCATATCCCAATACTCTATTCTATTCGTACCAGTATGGCTTACACCCGCCTTGTGTCCTCTATCACCATAATGAGAAGCTGCCGCAGCAGAAGTGCCTAACCAGTCTTTCCACTCGTTGTCCATATAGACTTTATAGAGGTCGTTGTCGGTATCCCACCAAGTGTCTCCATTACTAGGGCTGCTAGGTTCTGTGTTTCCCTCTGTGTGTTTATGAGGACTTATACCACTGTCAGATCCTGCGAAGTTTACACCAAAGGTAAAATTAGGAGCGCCTGTACCCGCTCTGTCTGTAATCGTTATTATTCTGTCTATTTCACTCATCGCTAGTCTCCTGACATTGAGGTATGTTCATACCTGTCCGAAGTCATATCACCATAATCTGTTGCATTTCCGGGGGTTTGAACAGTTATATACTCTATAACATTAAGTCTAGCAGCAGTTTCTTCGTAACCGCCTGAAATTAATGCTCTGGTTGTATCGGCGCAACAAGCAGCGCGAACTATAGCGTTACTCGCATCACCAAAATCAGTTCCGTTCCCTGCGGTTTGGATCGTTATGTATTCTATATTATTGTAACGATTGCTACCATCCCAACCGCCTACAAATATACCTCTTGTAGCATCATTTGTGCCAGCCATCTGGCCTCTTGCCGAAGATAGGTCTCCGAAGTCAGTGGCGTTTCCGGGTGAGGCTGTAGTTATATATTCCATTTTATTTTCATAACCGCTGTTGTTAGTCTCCCCTACAGCACAAACGGATCTTGTAGCATCGCTGCAACTAGAAGTATATCTACCATTGACAGTCATATCACCAAAATCTGTAGAATTACCTGTTGTGGCAATAACAGTTTGCATTATGGTATTATGATAAGTAGGAGAAACGTTGTACCTGTTTCCACCCCATGTTAAAGCCCTAGTGCCATCAGAACATGATGTGTGATTATAAAGACCAAAAACTAAATCACCAAAATCGGTAGCATTTCCTGTGGTTCCTATAGTTATGTAATCTATTGTTTCGAAAGTAGCGGTGGGCAAGCCCCCAAGAAATAAACCTCTAGTTTTATTGCTACCAGATGTTATCCAGTCCCTTGCTATTGTCAAATCACCAAAATCAACAGCGTTTCCTGCTGTTTGAATAGCGCTGTAATCAATGGCATTGCTTCGCGCTCCATTGACGTTAAAATCTCCCCCTCCAAAAATAGCTCTACTACCACTCCAAGGGTTACCAGATGCTGCAGAAGCGTTTAGTTGAATTTTTTTAAACCCACCGTCTATATAAACATTAACATTATTATTAGCGCTGTCCCACCACAAAGCTCCATTTTTAGGATTGCTAGGCGCTGTACCAGAAGATGTATATTCGTGCGTGTTCAGTGTGCTTATAGCTGCGTTGCTTCCTACAGTCGGTTGAACAGGAAGGTTTGGTTTACCTGATCCTGCTAGGTTGGTTATGTTATCTACTTTTAATTCTGTCATGATGCTGCTCCTGATGCGGCCATACCTTGATAACCTCTGTTTTCTGCTAAATCTCCAAAATCAGAGGAATTACCAGTGGTTTGAATGGTTATAAGCTCCATTCCAGTGTAAGGACTTGTGGTAACATCTCCTATAAATACCCCTCTAACGGCATTTCCACAAGCAGTAGCCATAGAATATTGGTTAGTTAAATCACCAAAGTCAGTGCCATTACCTGTTGTTTGTGTTGTTATATACTCTATATTTCTACCTGCTGGGGTGTGATAACTACTAGGAGAGTCTCCCGCAAAAACTGTTCTGGTTGCATCTGAAACTGCCATGTTTCTAGCAGCAGAATAGAGAAGATCTCCAAAATCTGTTGCATTGCCTGTTGTTGCATAAGTAAAATAGTCGATTGTAACTGAGTAATAAGATCCAATACCTCCCGCAAAAACAGCTCTTGTTGTATCCCCACCTGCACCATCTGAATGACCTGACCCTACTCCGCTAAGATCTCCAAAGTCGGTAGCGTTACCAGTGGTATCTACTGTTACATAATCAACAATATCTCTATATGAACTAGGGCCATATCCACCTCCAAAAAGCGCCCTTGTTCCATTACTGCAAGCAGAATTAGCGCTTCTACCTACAGTTAAATTACCAAAATCTGTACTATTACCAATAGTTGACGGAGTAACATAATCTATCTCATTTGCTCTTGCTCCAGCGGGGGTATAACCGCCCGCAAACAAGGCTCTTGTAGAAGAACCTGCTGCACCTCCTTGATACCTAAATAATTGTAAGTCACCAAAACTTGCAGAGCCTCCTCCACTACCAGCAATATTAAAGTATAAAATATCATCATAAGAAGATGATTGAGTAGTTACCCCTCCTGCAGCAAGACCCCTGTCTCCGCCCCAAGCAATGCCATCCACAGGATAATCAGTATTTAAAGTTATCTCTTTGAAATCGCCATTTATGTAGACCATTACTTTACTGTTGGCGCTGTCCCACCAGATAGCTCCGTTCTTAGGGCTACTTGGTTCTGTTGCTGACGATGTGTAAGAGTAAGTATTCATAGTACTTAAAGCAGATCCACCAGAATGCGTGGGACTGACAGGAAAGTTAGGCTTACCTGTACCCGCTAAATTTACAACTGCATCTACTTTAATTTCAGGCACTAAACTACAACCCACCTAGTTCCTGAAGGAACTGTTACTGTTACACCGTTATTTACTGTTATCGGCCCTGCACTCATGGCGTTGTGACTGGCAGTTATTGTGTAGTTGGTTGTAACTGTCTGATCGTTTTCATAGAAGACTTCGTCACTACCACCACCAGTGGCTCCACCGCCACCTCCACCACCGCCAGATGCTGTGAGCTGATTTCCTGATACTGTAATACCAGAACCTGCAATCGCTGTTAAAAAGTCAGCAACAGATTCTTTTTTAGAGTTGTTGCTGTCGTCTGCATCAATAAACGCTATGCTGTCATTCGCTGTGTTGATTGTACCTGCACTCAAAGCGTTTAAGTCTGTGGTGGTTGATATTGTTGTAAAGCTAAGAACACCACTACCGTTAGTCGTTAGTGCCTGACCATTACTCCCAGTATTTTCAGGAAGTGTAAGAGTATATGTAGAACCCGCGCTGTGGGGTGGACTTTGAATTTTTACACCGTGACTGTTCACTGAACAATTAAGTTGTATTGCACCGACAGTACCACTGGAAGTGCCATCTCCCATTACCTCAACACAACCAGTCCCGTTGGGATTAAGTTTTATATTACCATTAGATGTACTTGTGTTTATTTCTCTAGCTTGAACGTCTAGGTTGCCACCTAGCTGTGGAGAAGAATCATCTACTACATCTTGGATTCCTGAACCAGAAAGTGTGCCAACAGATGCAAATCCTAAATTGCCAGAACCGTCTGTCTTCAAGACATGTCCTGCGCTGCCATCTGCTGTTGGATGGGAAAGTCCATCGATGATTACTTTACCAGAGCCGTCTGGTGTGATTGCAATGTTGGCATTTGATGCTGATACTATTGCATTACCGTTTACATCAAGATTACCGCCTAATTGAGGACTAGTATCTTCTACAATGTCATAAGTCCCTGAAGAGGTAACTTTTGCAGCAAACTTTGATAAATTTCTGTTTATAGTCATGTCAAATCCCTAAATAGCATATTGTTGAACTTGAAGAATATCGCCCACCGAAGCACCTGATGCCAAGGTAACCGCTGATGCGCTTATCGAATAATCTGTTGTTGGTAGCAGAAGGACACCGTTTAGATACACTGCTGATTTATTTATATTGTAGCTTCCTGAGAATGCGGTCTGACCTGCTGTTGCCGTAAACTCTGTTGTCGAATAGTTAGCGGATGCACCGCCATACTCTACTACCTCTACAATATCACCTGAACTTGCTCCAGACGCGAGAACCACAGACGTTCCATTTGTGGCTGTGAAGTCTGCAGCATTTAGTTTGGCTCCATTTATAAATACGAGAATGTTTCCAATACCATAGCTCACAGTAAAAGTTGTTTGGTTTGAAGTTGCAGTAAAGCTCGTAAACTCATGAGAGTTACCAGAAAGTGTTAGATCTTCAGCACTGGGGCTGATAAATAAAACTGCGCTACCTGAAAGGTTTAATAACGATCCTGTTGAACTGGATGATAGTACTCGCGTCAGGGTCGTACCTGAATGTGTATATACACCTTGTCCTATCTCAAAATCAGTTCCATCTTCTATAACGTATCTGACGGTATCCCCATTAGAGATACCGCCAGCCGCAAAAGTCTGAAAACCTGACTCAGCAGAACCGAGGGTCACAGTACCGGTTCCGGTTGTGCTGACGCTTACCTTAACTCGATCTGCAAATTTCACCACAGTAAAGCTCCGTTAAGCTATGCGAATGATAGCGTCTGAAGCTGTTTTCGCTGGGAACTGAATAGTAAAGTCACCTGCTGTAGAGGTCTTGTCAGAACCAAAGTCTAGTACAACTACTGTGTCTGTTGTGCCTGATCCGCCACCTGTTGTGGTGTTATAAATCAAAGCTCCACGAGCTGTCACAGTTGCACTGCTAAACGTCAGGTCATCGAAATCTGTCACCGCTGTCGTGCTACCTTCCAACGATGGATTTACATTTGTCAGAGTTCCACCACCTGCAGAATAACCAGACCCACTTACCTCGTTAGAGGTAGTATAAGCAGTCGTAGCTGCGTTGAAGGAAGCGCTGTTTGTATACATCGCTAGCTTGAATGTATGCCCTCCTGAGCCGCTAGCTTTGAAGTTATGTCCCCCCTCAAGAAGTTCTTGCTTGAAGGACGAACACATAAAGTTACCAGAAAATGCCATATCATAATCTCCTTATTAGCTCGGCAAGTTTAGGATGCCCTGCGTCTTTCAAGGCATTATACACGGTTGTGCGGTCACTGCGAATAGCTTCTCGCATATAAAATGCAACCGTCTTTTCCATGTGCTTTTGAAAGGCTTGAGCCTGATCTCGAATAGCAGGATGTGCATTGTCGGAAACGCTTATCAGCTTTTCTACACATCTCTCTGCCACCTCATCAGGTGTAAACCCTCTATTCTCTGTAGTTCGTATATTAACTATAGGTTCTTTTGGTATATCTATATTAAACTTAAACATTGCCCTCGTCTTTGCTGTATCCCTCTTCGCCATCTCTATAACCGTCTTGTTGCAGTAAGCCACCCACTTTAGTAAAGGCTTGCATAGCGAGCTGATGTTGTTTTCTGTACTCGTTCATGAGATCTGTATCGCCCTTCATGTATGAGTACGCTTCTAATAGTGAACCATACAGCAAAGCTGTTTCGGCATTGTCACCTAAATATGTTGTACCTGCAGTAACTATAGATGGTGGGTCGTAGTAATAGTTTATTTGAGCAAGATAGGCAGCGTCTGGCGTTGGGGCTAATATAAAATATCCCGGTGTACTTGTTGTGCCACCAACAAACTGACCGTAGTACTTTGGTAAACCTGTGTCTGATGCAGGAAACGCTTCCTTCATAAAAGTAACATTCTTATTTAGCAAATAGCTATAGTTACCACTGCCGTCCTGTATAGCTATAGAGTACACAGCAATCATGTCTGTTGGCCTAGCAAGATATTGAGAGTTAGCAACTGTGCTACCAGTAGCAGCTTTTCGAAGCTCTGGAATGAGAACCTGACGGAGTATCTTCTCCTCTGCCTGTCGTACAAACGTAGGGATATTAGTCACAAAAGAAGTCTCTGTGTTCTCTGTGTAGTCCTGTATTGCCTGTACTAACTCTGTATAGTTCATTTAGTCTACCTTACTGTAAATTGACCGCCACGAGCTTTACCCATACCACGACATATTGAGCCACCCATATTCTTTTTAATTGGGCTGCGACCTGATAGTTTAAGCAAGTCGCTTTTACCTTTACTCAGCAAAAATTGATCAAAACTCATTGAGTCTGACATAGGACCGTCAAAGAACTCTTCACGTAATTCCTGCAGTTCTGAGTCTTTTTCTTTCATTTTACCCATGATAATTATCCGTTCTTACTAAATTTACCACCACGGATTGCTGCACCCATGCCACGAGCCTGACCACTCGATGCTTTAAATATGTCAGGATGATCCTCAGAAAGTAGAGACACTTGTCCTCCGCGTTTCATGAAACCCATTTTGTTACGAACATCTGTTGGTAATTTACCCAACCCTTTATTTCCTGCGGGTACGGGCTTTAAAGTTTTTCCGGGCATATCTAATCTCCTTTTAATAATGCTATCATGTTTAAATTCCCAAATCCACCGTTAAGGTGTATTCGCTTGGCCTCCCATACCACTGTGGTTTGGACAATAATAGTATAATGTTGGTGCGCCTACAGCCACAACGATCTGAGTATAGGCCCCTGCATTGCCCGGCGTTCCATTGTAAGTTACGCCTGTTGTGTACTCCACACCACCCGCATGAGTTCCATTTGGCGTTGTTGAAAATCTTAATGGGTGACCACTATTGCTTGAGTCAGATTGATCAAACAGATAAGTGCTTCCTTCATTAATTGTTCCTGTAGGCGCTTGTACGCCGTCAATATAAAACCTATTTCCGCTGCCATAACCTGCGGCAGCAACTGTAACTGCAAAAGATTGTGTTACATTAACTGACGGAGTTGCAACGCCAGCTCCACCAACTGCGACAGAACCAGTAACAGGAACGGTTGTAACTAAATCACCTGTTATTGTGACAGTCCCTACACCACTTTGCATAATAGATGGTGCAGTAATATCTGCAGTAAATGTGAGAGCTGACGCTGCACCAACTGTACCTGTAGCAGAAACACCTGTGGCGTTTGCTAGACTCTCATCAAAGCTTACAGTAACCCTACCAACAGACGCAGTCATAAATTGAGCAGGGTTCCAAACAGGATCGAATCCAAATAACTGTCTGCTTGCTGCTAGGGCGGTGTCTGGCCTTGCATTTGCCAGACTTTGCGGATCAAATACTCTGACTCTACCAAGAAAGTTTTGTGGGTGATCGTCGTCAGCCACGTCTCTTCCCACACGTAAACCTGTCTTCACACCATTCTTATACTCATCAACTAGATCAGTTAGAGGGTATCTGAAGCCAGTTCTGTCACAGAAGCCAAAAGAATATTTGTTTCTAGCGGTTCTCATCCACCCCCCAGAATAAATGTATTGTGTGGTACAAATCTTATAGAAGCTGTCTCTGCATCCTCACCCGCTGCAAGCTCAAACTGATACTCATACTCTTGTTTTAAAGGAACGACTCTATCTGCTGACTCAGGCTTTTTCATGGCTATTTGATAAGCAAGGCCAGCTACTAGACATGGGACAAATCTGGGAGGCACTGCTGCTGTTGTACCAACTCCTGAAGACAGTCCATCTATTCCTTTTAGTCTATAATAAGCTAGTGTGTATGCAGCGTCTGGCACAGGCCATAATGTTACTCTTGTCTCTGTAGCTAGTCTTTGTACATATATCTGACTAGGCTTTCCTGTTGTATTTTTGTTAGACTGGGCAGCATAGCTAGACACGGATATACGCTCCAAGGCTGTATCTACCTGACTAGTACCAGTGCCAGTTCGTATGTGATGCTCTATGACATCTATGGTATCTACGGGCATGGTATACGTTACTGTACCCGCAGCTATGGCTAGAGTCCCCTCGTCTATAGTAAACAGATTAAGTCCTCTGTTCTGCCACTCAAGCAACATGATATTAAGGCTACGCCTTGCTGTTCGAAGATCGTAACCTGTGTTTAGTTCTACTCCTGCACGTTCGTAGGCTTCCTCGAATATATCAGGTAAATCTGGTGTAACTACTGCCATTTGTTATTTCCTAAACTGTCTCGTCTTCTTCGCGATCTTTTTAGGCTGGCGCACGTGCTGTTTACCTGCCTTTTTACCTTTTCTCTTAGCCCTTGAAGTAGCTGCATATTCAGCAGGGCTAAGAGATCTAATAGCCGCAGAGGGGAGATAACGCTCTCCCGTAGCCTTCTTACCTTGCGTGGATGGCTTGCCGCTCTTGGTTCGCCATTTTTGTTTGGTCCAGTTTTTAAGACTTCTCTGCGATTTCTTTAACGGCATTACTTCTTCTTCGCTTTACCGCCACGTTTCATGGCCATAGGCTTCTTAGCCATACCACCACCCATCATTTTCTTCGCTTTACCGCCACGTTTCATCGCCATCGTTTTGCCGCCGCGTTTCATAGTCTTTTTCATCGCTCTAGGTTTCATAGCCATCTGTCAATCTCCTTTTCCTGTTAACAACCAGCTCTGTATACTCTTCTTTAGGGTACACCTCATAATAGCCCAAGCGTTCGAGCTTGTCACTTGCTTGAACTACTAACTCAAGATCTTGAATAAATACCATGCAATATGGTTGATCTACAGAACTCTCCCAATCATGATCAGACAGAAAATCAAGCTCTGCATCGTCTGCACCGTAATCAGGATGAAACTCCATACAATGCAAGTTCTCAAATAGTATGTTTAGGTTTTGCACATACCTGTGAAATTTATTTAGTTTTGGGATTTTATAAGACGCTACTACGACAAGTTCTTTACCTGTGACGGTAAAGTCAGCGCAATGACGTAAGCTATCTGCGTACACATCGTCTGTCTCTACAACTAGGACTTTGTCACGTTTCCATGCATTCTTTGCATACGGGCAAGCAGAAAGACCTTTGAGGCTTTGGTTTGGCACTTCCAAAACCTCACGCGACCAGCTTCGTAGATCTGCCTCTATGCTACTCAATCTCTGTAACCCCCACCTGCTTTTTTATAAGCTTGAGCCATCATTTGAGCTTTTCTGGCTGACCACTGACCCGGTGCGCCACCTTTACCACCTGCTTTTATTCTATTAAATATACGTTTTCTGAGACCCGGCTTGGTATAGTTACCCGCCTCATTGACACGACTCTTAGCTTTCTTTTTCTTTTTGACTTTACCACCCTTTTTCATAGTGACAGGACCGTCATCTATATTTTTAGCAGCTCTTAGCATCGCTAAGTCTTTTGCATCATCGCCTGTAGATTGAAACGGCATAGGAGAACTCCCTTTTAATTGACTACGTATGTTAGATCTTGAGATAGCCATCTAACATTTCCATCTCTTCCTAGCCTGTCTTAGACGGCTATTCGGATCTTTTGCTGCTTTTGGAAACTTTTTCATCTGCCCTGCAGATCTGGCGCAGAAAGACTTACGACGTTTTGCGTCTTTGCTACCCTTCTTGACTTTACCAGTAACAGCGGTTTTAAGCTTAGAACCGGGGTTGTCCCTACGATACTTAGCTACACCTTTAGCGGTCATACCCGCACCTTTTTTGGTGGGCCGCTTATGGCCCCCCTTGATGGAGTGACCCTTCATAGTTCCTTTGCGAGCAGCCATAACATTAATTATAGAACACTGTTAATGCTGTTATGTTCGTTGCAACAGAAACAAATATGTCGCTGACTTTAATCCCATCATTTGGAATGTTAACAGCATGAGTGTCAGATGCCACTAAATCTAGATCTAGGACTGTAGCCCCACCACTACCATCCGTAATGGTTAGTCGAGGCGTACCTGACCCTGATAATACATGTATCTGACGAATACGAGCAGGGCCGACTGCAAGTGAGCCTGTACCTGTAACACGCTTTGCCTGTACATCACTAGAGTAAGACATGGTTTACCCCTTTTTCTTAGGACGACCACGCTTTGCAACAGGTGCTTCTTCCCACGCTTCATTTACGTCAGGTGTGGAAGGATCATCTGCTTTAAGCGTTCCATCATCGTTTCTTGCTCGGACTTTTTTAGTATTTTTCCAAACTTTCAGTGGGTTACCATCTGGGTCTAACCC